TGCACGACAGCCAAGGCCGCGTCCTGAAGAGCCTCGGTCGCCTGAACCGCGGGTACTTGGACGAGCAACGCAAGGGTGAGATTGTTGCCGACCTCGAGATCCGCAAGGAAGACTTCGCATCTAACACCGATGTGATCCCAGTGTCTGACCCACACATCTTCTCTGAGACCCAGCGTATGGCTCAGAGCCAAGCTGTGATGCAGATCATGGAGAAGAACCCTGACTTGTTTAACCGCAAGGTGGTGATCGAGCGCTTCTTGAAGCAGATCAAGGTTCCCGGCATCAACGAACTCATGATCGACGTACCTTCTCCCGAGAAGAGAGACGCCGCCAACGAGAACGTGGCCATGATGCTAGGCCAAGCGGCGTTTGCTTACATCGAGCAAGACCACTTGTCACACATCCAGAGCCACTTGGAGTTCTACCAAGACCCAATCTTTGGCTCAAACCCCACGATCCAGCCGATCATCCTGCCCCACATGATGGAGCACATCAAGCAACACTTGTCTTTGTGGTACTTGAACCGCATGAACGGCTACGTGGTCAAGTCTTTGGGCCGCAAGCCAGACGACTACGACGATCCAAAGATCACGCCTATGGCCGACAAGCTGTATGCAGGCGCTTCTCAGAACGTCACAATGGATACATCCAAGGTTTTTGCCAAGGTTGTACCAATAATGCAACAGATGGCTCAGCAATTACAGCAGTTGAAGCAACAACAGACCCCTCCAATGACACCAGAGGCTCAGGTTTTGCTCCAAACCAGCATGGCAGAGACACAACGACTGACAGCCAAAGACCAAGCCGACAACCAGTTGGCTACTCAGAAGCTTCAGAACCAACAACAACTGGACGTTGCCAAGCTCCAACAGAGCCAACAGCAGTTCAGTGCCGAACAACAGCTCGAAGTGGCGATGGAAACAGAGAAAAACCTCACACAAGAGCGCATAGAGTCTGCAAGGTTGACGCGAGACGCGGCAAAACTGCAACAAGAGCAGGTAAAAACTGCAACCGAGCTTCAACGTGAAGCACAAACCTACCTAGGAGGCTGAAATGGCTACATCTAACCCTTATCACAACGAAGCAGTGCCCATGCACAAGCGTATTGCCGCAGGCGAGAAGCTTGATGGCTCGTCTTTGAAGTCATCTGGCGGTCAACAACCCGCTAAAAAACAAGGAGGCGCTCTATCGCAAGCTAAAAAGAAATAACCATGTTCACAATCAGAGATCTGATCGGTGCGGTTGAGGTACGGATGGCTGAAATACGCCTCTCGTTAGCGTTGGGAAACGCTGTCAACATCGAATCCTACCAACGCATGGTCGGTCAGTACCAAGGTTTGCAAGATACCTTGGACATCATTAACGAAATGTTAAGGAAAGAAGAAGAAGATGAGCGATAACCCGGAAGTGTTGGAAAACGCTGAAGTTAAGTGGGCATTCCCCGCTGTGAATCCCGGAGCTAAGCCATTAGGTGGTCGTATTTTGGTGCAATTACGTCGCACAAAGAAGAAAACGACAGGCGCAGGGATCATTTTGGTGGAAGAGACCAAAGAGACAGAGAAGTGGAACAACATGGTGGCGCGAGTCATCGAGATTGGCCCTCTCGCATTCAAAAACCGCGACACGATGCAAGCATGGCCAGAAGGCTCATGGTGCGAAGTCGGCGATTACATCCGAGTCCCTAAGTGGGGCGGAGATCGTTGGGAAGTTAAGGTCGAAGGAGAGGATGATTTTGAAGATCCCGCTCTTTTCATGATCCTGAACGACCATGAAGTAATTGCCAAAGTCATTGGTGATCCCCTAGCAATGAAAGCATTCTTATGACCACAGAAAACGAACTCGAACAGATTAAGGTCACGGAAGAGGCAGACGGCTCAGCCGTTATTGACCTTCCTGACAGTATTGAATCCCCTGACGACCAAGAAGACGACCGCGACATGGCGTCTGGTGGCTCTGCTGACCACGGTGACGATGACATCGCCCCCGAAGATGAGACAGAGTACCAGCGTGCACGCCGTGAGAAGCGTAAGGCTAAGCGTGAGCTGGCCAAGAAGACTGGCGTAGAGAAGGACATGAAACTCCAGCTCTTGGAACGCAAAAACCAAGAACTCATGGAGCGTCTGTCTGTTGTAGAGCGCAAGACTCACTCTGCTGACTTAGCCCGTATCGACAAGGCTATCGAAGACCAAGAGCTACGCCTACAGTACGCCAAAATGAAGATTGCCGAAGCGGCAAGCGCCTCTGATGGCCACGCCCTGACTGAAGCCCAAGACATCATGTACGACGCACGCCGTCAGATGGAAGCCTTGACCAACTTCAAGAAGGCGGCCATTGAGCCACGTCAGGCACAAGGAAACGTCCCAGATCCCCGCCTGCAACGTCTTGCGGCGAACTGGATGGAAAGGAATGATTGGTACGACCCGAACGCTCGGGATACCGATTCAAAGATTGCAAAGCAGATTGACGAGACTCTGGTTTCGGAGGGTTGGGATCCAACTTCACCCGATTATTGGAATGAACTCGACAATCGCTTGCATAAGTACTTGCCACACAAGTACAATGACAGCACGGACGTACGTTCGTCTACAAAGAGACCAAGGAGTGTTGTAACAAGTTCTGGTCGCGAAAGCGTCAATGGAAGCACCAACAGAAACACGTTTGTTCTGAAACCAGAGCAAGTTCGTGCCATGAAGGATGCAGGCTTTTGGGATGATCCCGATAAGCGCTCCAAGATGATTAAGCGATATGCGCAAGAAGCTAGAAACAACTCTTACTAAGGAATCAGTATGACCGAATCACGTTTGAAAAAATCTCTGAACGCAGGTGGACGCAATGATCGCGCAAGCGAGGACGCCAGTCGCGCCGCTCCAGAAACAAAGTTCGTCTCTTCGCAAGAACGTCGCAAGATGTGGAACGATGAGTGGACGCAATCAGCTCTGCCAAAAGTCCCACTCATTCCGGGTTGGCACCTTTGCTGGCTTTCAACAACCAATGCATACGACACCATTGACAAAAGGATGCGTCTTGGCTACATACCCGTGAAAGCGGACGAGTTGCCCGGATTCGACAACTACAAAGTCAAAGCTGGCGAACACGTTGGTCAAATCTCCTGTAACGAAATGTTGCTGTTCAAATTGCCCATGGATGTCTACCAAGACGTTATGGCGCAGATGCACTACGAAGCTCCCCAAGAGGAAGCGGACAAAGTCCGTATTCAGCTTGAGAACCTTCAAGGTCAACGAGACAGTAGCGGCAAGTCACTGGTGAGGGTTGAGGGCGAAGGTATGGGCAGATTTGACCAACCACAATCCAACCGCGCCCCCATTTTTGAGGGCTAACTTTTAGGAGTAAGACTATGTCTTCTACAAATGCTCCGTTCGGTTTGCGTCCTGCGTACCACCCATCTGGGTTGGATCGCGCTACGGCGTTAGCTGACGGTATTGCTTCTGCTTACGCCACAGCCATTTTGAAGGGTCAGCCCGTCAAGATGGATACCTCTGGCACTATCGTTGTTGCCGCCGCTGGTGATGCGTTCCTCGGTGCCTTCTCAGGCGTTGAGTGGACTGACACCACAGGTCGTCGTCACGTATCGAACAACTGGCCTGCAAACACTGCATACCAGACTGGTTCGTGCATTGCGTACTTCTACCAAGATCCCAACATCGTCTATGAAATTCAAGCCGCTGGTTCACTGGCGCAGACTTCCATTGGCGACGAAGCTGATCTGAGCAACACAACTGCTGGTTCTACGACCACTGGTTTGTCTGCCGCTACTTTGTCAACAACCTTAGCTGGTTCTGGCAATAGCGCACAAATGCGAATCTTGAACCTCGCACCGTACCCTGACAATGCTTGGGGTGATTCTTACACCATCGTTCGTGCCACTATTGCCGAGTACCAGTTTGCTGGTGCGGCAGGTACGGCAATTTAATAGGAGGACATGAATCATGGCCGCTCCAATGCGCAGTACCGACTTTCGTAGCATCGTCGAACCTATCTTGAATGAATGTTTCGACGGTGTCTACGATCAACGTGCCGATGAATGGTCTCGTGTTTTCACGGAACAAGAAGGCATCCCACGTAACTACCACGAAGAACCCGTCCTGTACGGTTTCGGCGCCGCACCTCAGTTGCCTGACGGCACTCCTGTGTCGTACCAACAAGGTGGTGTGTTGTTCTTGAAACGCTATGTGTACTCTGTGTACGGCTTGGCATTTGCTTTGACCAAAGTTTTGGTTGAAGACGGTGACCACATCCGTATCGGTCAGGTGTACGCACGTCACTTGGCTCAGTCTTTGATTGAGACCAAAGAGACTTTGTCTGCTAACGTGTTGAACAACGCCTTCACTGGCGGTGCAACAGCAGGTGGCGACGGCGTAGCTTTGAACAGCGCTTCTCACCCAATCGTCAGCGGTACATTCAGCAACTTGCTGACCACATCCGCTAACTTGTCACAGACATCACTTGAGCAGATGTTGATCCAGATCCGTCAGGCTGTGGACAACAACGGCAAGAAGATCCGCTTGGTTCCACGTCAATTGGTCGTGGCCCCCGGTAACGTCTTCCAAGCTGAAGTTCTGTTGAAATCCGTCTTGCGTGCTGGTAACGCTAACAACGACATCAACCCCATCAAATCTATCGGTTTGCTGGACGAAGGCGCCGCTGTTATCTCTCGTTTGACCAGCGCTACCGCATGGTGGGTGCAGACCGACGCTCCAGAGGGCATGAAGCTCTTGATGCGTCGTAAGCTTGAGAAGACCATGGAAGGTGACTTCGAGACTGACTCTATGCGCTACAAGGCGACAGAGCGTTACGACGTTGGCTTCACTGATCCTCGTGCGATGTACGGTACACCCGGCGTCTAATCAAAAGCGGGGGGTTCGCCCCCTGCTCCATTAAGGAGAAAAGACAATGGCAAATCAAGTGACAAATATCGGCGGCATGTTGTCAGCCGTTACTACGACTTTCGCTTATACCGACAGTTCCGCAGTAGCGATTGCAATGATCCCCGCTGGTGCACAAATCGTTGACATCAACATTGATGTGACGACAGCATTTAACGCCGCTTCCACAAACACTGTTACCGTTGGCAAGACAGGTTCTGCCGCCGCTTTCGTTGCATCCACTTCTGTGGGTTCAGCAGGCCGCGCTTCTGTTGCGACAACTGGTGTGTATAGCGCATGGGCAAACGTTGGAACCAGCGATGTCTATGCAACTATCACGTACAGTCAAACTGGTACTGCCGCTTCTGCTGGCGCCGCTCGTGTGACGATCGTCTACAAATACGCTGACGTCTAAAGGAGCACATCATGGGTCAATTTAAACCAATGGTGAAGATGATGACGACTGAACCTACAGTCGAACTCAAGCTCAAAAAGGGTGGCGCTGTGAAGAAAGCTATGGGCGGCGCTTTGCCTGCTCCTATGCCCTCTTCTATGCCTGCTCGTGGCGGCATGATGCCCGTCGCTCGTCCTAAGCGTCCTACTATGGCGGCACGTCGTGCGGCTATGTTGGGCATGAAGGAAGGTGGCGAGTCCAAAGGTGAGCACAAAGCTGAGATGAAGGCCATCAAAGGCATTAAGTCTGAGTTGAAGTCTCACGAAGGCAAACCAGCAAGCAAGGCCCACAAAGGCATGGCTACTGGCGGCGTGACCAAGTCTACGAAGCCCGGCGAGTACGCCACGGGTGGTGTGGTCAACTGCCAAGGCGGCTTCAAAAAGGGTGGAATCATCAATACTGAAGGCCAAGGCGGCGAGTATCGCAACACCAAGATGGACACAGCTAAACCCGACAACAACTCAGCACCTACTGGTG